GTCCCCGCAAGAACGTCTTTGGGATGCCCGAGACGCTCTCCACGCTGATTGAGCGCACGCAGCACGTCCACGACTACGACCCCTACGAAACATTCCGCAAAGAACAGGAGAAGACCTATGGCTAGACCCACAGTGGCTGGCGCTGGTTCAGACAGCGTTGGCGAGAATCCTCACGTGACGTCGAAGTTCGACCGCGACGGCGGTAAGCCGCGCACGCCCGGCAAGGTCGGACATGCCGGTGGGACTACAGAACCGACCTTCGGACACGAACGCGTAGCACCCACGTCGGCCCATCACGCCGAGCACGGCAAGGTGCATCACTACGCGCCAGAACATCCGGCGATGGGTGGACTGAATCATGGCACCAAGGCCAAGCACCCCACCCACGATGCTGAGCAGGCTGCCTATGAGAATAGCCACGGCTATAACGGCAGCAAGTAGGTTTCGCGAGCACACCAAGGGCATGAAAGCTCCACAGGAAGCCCTGGCGGCGCGTGCACAGGCAAAGCTCTATCCGGCTAAGGAGGTGGAGAAACCCGCTGAGCCGAAGCCTCTTGAAGTCACAGCGCCTGTTAAGCCCGCTTTGCCCACGAATGCGACCGTACGTGAGCGTGCGGGGGCGGCGCTTTACAGCAAGCGATGAACGCCGTTCTCGAAGAACGCAGGTTGGCCTTTGAGCGCGAGCGCATGGATGACGTCTTTGCCGAAATTCAACCGCTGCTGAAGCTGCACTTTGCAGAAATCGCCCATTACGCTGATATCCCGCTCGATCCTGACTACCGACGCTATCGCAGGATGGAAGAAGCCGGTGCGCTGCGAGTGTTCACCGTGCGTGTTCTTGGAGCGCTGAAGGGCTATGCCATCTTCTGTGTGGCGCCATCCTTGCACTATCAGGGCAGCTTGCAGGCCGTACAGGACATTCTCTACCTCGATCCCGAGGAAAGGGAAGGGCGCCTTGGTTTGAAGCTCATCCAGTACGCCGATGGCGAACTCAAAGCCGAAGGCGTGCAGGTCGTGGTGCAGCACATTAAAGCTGCGCATGATTTCTCGCCCATTCTCAAACGCTTAGGGTACGAGTTGCAGGACTACCTCTACACCAAGAGGTTGGACCGCTAATGGGCTACACGCTCGGGGCTATCGGGGCTTACTTCGGTACCGCCAGTGGAGCGGCGGTTGCAGGTTCAGTTGCAGCGGCCGGAGTCGGTGCGGGTCTTTCGGCAGCTCTTGCACCCAAGACGCCGAACATCGGCATTCCGCCACCGCCCGGGGCTTCACTCATCAGCCCTCAAGGGCAAGCCGCGGCGGCTGATTCACGAAGACGTGCAGCGGCTGCCGGTGGGTTGCAGAGCACTGTAACCGGAGCTAACGCTCAGCAACAGCAAACCGGGGCTACGGGGCCCACGAGCGGTGGGAAAGCACTGCTAGGCACGTAGATTCGTGCCCGTGGTCTTTGAAACCGGTTCATCGATCAAGGTCACGGTAACCGGTCCTCTGATCACGACTGCCGGCTTACCGGTGGGCGATGTGGGTCAGGCTTACGGCTTCACACTCACTGCGGTAAACGGCACAGCGCCCTATACCTGGACGAAGACAACCGATTCCGGCAGTGGACTTACGCTTACGACGGGCGGAATCCTTCAGGGGACGCCCGGTACGGCAGGGACCTATGCTCTGAGCGTTCAGGTCACAGATGCTTTAGGTAATAGCTCGAGTGCAGGGTTCACGCTCAACGTCATCACGCTTCCTGCCATCACGACAGCCTCACTCCCCGGTGTGGTCGTCGATACCCCCTACAGCACGACGCTTGCAGCTTCAGGAGGCTTGGCCCCGCTGACGTGGAGTATCACGACGCAGTCCGATACCTGGGCGTCCATCAACGGTAGCACGGGCGTCTTGAGCGGTACGCCGCTGGGTTCAGATACCGACTCCCTGACGATAAAGGTCACGGATGCGCTGGGGAACAGTGCCAGCAAACCCTTCACCATCCTGATCTCGCCTGCCGTTCCGCAGAATCTGCAAGCGGTCGGGGTGAATGAGGCGCAGATCGATCTCACCTGGAATGCGGTCAGTGACCTGAACTTCCTGAAGTATCACGTCTACCGCGGTGGCGTGTCGTTAGCCTTCCCCACGACGAACTCCATGGCGGATACGAGTGGGGCGCTGCAGCCGGGTACGTCTTACACGTACACCGTTGCTGAAGTAAACGAGTCCAACATCGAAGGCGCACAAAGCGCAAGCGCTACGGGCACGACGTTCCCCTCAACGGGTAATACGCTCTACCACGGACAGGTATTCACGGTAACCGGAACGGGCTTTGGCACGCCGTCCGTCTTCACGCCCATCACCTGCGCTCGCGGGCAGAGCGGAGTGGGGAATCTGGACCCTGGGATCAACGGTGCGTTTGCCGGCGCCGGTGGCAACTATGACATGCAGAACCAGGCGACGACCTTTACCCAAAATGGGTGGACGCCTGGGGGATCAGATCCTTTTGTTTCAGCGATCATGGTCGGTGGTGTCGATCTGCCAAGCTCCCAGAGCGATGCAGCGTCGATCTACATCAATTACACAGCTCCCGGGGTCACGGGAGGCGTGTACCCGATCTTTGCGTGCTATAGCTATCAGTGCCATTCCGGGTGGAATTTCAACAGTTTCACAGGACCCAACACGGCGACGGGGAGTTGCGTTCAGGGCGCGACGACGATCACGGTACCGAGTATTCCAACGGGCGTGGTGGCAGGTCTTTACGTCACGGATTCAGCCGGCGCGCTTCCCGGTTGCGTCATAAAATCAATCGCTGGCAGCACAATCACGCTTGAATCTGACGACGGGACAGGTAACCCGATTTCGATTCTGTCCACGCAGGCGAGCGATACGTTCACCTTCGGTACGGACGATAACTTCAAGACTCAGGTCTTTGGCCAGGGAGTCGGTCCGTTCCCTGCCGATAGCTACTACACGGCTTTCAATACTTTCTCGCCGAACGCTCTGTGCACGACTCAGCCGACGTGTCTCATGACGACCGACGCCGTCGCGTATGGCGCCTGGAAAATGGTCGACAACACGGGGAACACGGATTGCTCGTACCAGTATGCGGCCTATAACCCCATCGGTTCGGGCTACATCTTCCGAGAAACGAACGCCATCATCACGACACAGAGTACGGGGGCTTGGGTTGAGAATGAGATTTATGGAGGGGTGCTACTCAACAGCATAAATTATCAGCAGACCACCGACACCGCAGTAAATTTCCCTCAGCGCAATCATGTCTTCGGGATTGCGTACAGCCGCAACCGCGGCGTGAACAACATGATTGGGGTGTCCAACCTCACCTTTGGAGTGGGCGCTGCCGGGGATCTTGCGTTCTGGCATATGTATCTTGGCGACCAGCCAACGCTTGCAGCATCGAGGATCAGGGCCTATCAGCTGCCGAGCGCCGTCAGTAATACGAGCGCTACAGCGAAGTGCTGGCAGGACAAATTCACCATCGGCCAGACCGTATACGCGCATATCGTCAATAACGCAGGGACGGTTCTGAACAACGTAGCCCCGGGACCCTTCACGATCGTTGCTCAGCCCGCGGCCTTCAACTACTTCATCTCTCCCACCGGCAGTAATAGCAATCCCGGCACGCTGGCGAGCCCTTGGGCACTCACTGCCATCAACGCGATGCAGTCCACGTACGGCGGGACGAGAGTCGGAATTATCGGCGACCAGGGCAGTTACGACGTCTCGGGGCTGATGAACACGACGTACCACACCCCGGTGCTGAACGTGAATGGTGGCCCTAACTCCAGCACGAAGACCTACATCGCCTCCTGCAATAGCTCAGGTGTCTACGTGAGAGGCCTTGCCACGATCACCGCCAATGGGAATGGGTTTTACGGCGGCGGCAACGCGAACATCAGTTCGATGATCGGCTGCGGCATTGAAGTCAACCGACCCGCCAACTGGGGCAACTGGATTATTGACGGAATCAAGCTGACGGGCTTTTCACTCTGGGCCGTGCACTTCGGTAACTACGACGGCGGCGGCGGCCAGGTCCCGAACGCCACACTGCAGAACTGCGAGATTACGGGCGGCAACGCGCAGAGCACCACTGTGTCTTCGGGTGTGAACCTGGGCCCGATCATCATGTACGCCCACACCAACTGCACGGTGACCAATAACTATGTGCACGACAATTCGGGCTGGACGGACGCCAATCACTTCTCGGCGATGTACATCTGGGGATTGAATGGCGCGAGCAGCGGCGTTCAGGTCACCTACAACCACTTCGTCAATACCGGCAACATCCACAGCAAAGAGGCGACGCAGTACAACAGCACGGTAGCTTACAACTACATCGATATGACGAATAAGACCCCCTCGGGTGGGTCTACGCAGAACTACGCGGGAATTTTTGGGTTCAATGCGGATGGCGGGGCAGGAACGCTCACCAGCATCCACCACAACATCATCGTCAACGCCTTCTGCTATATCTCGCTCACGAACGATACGGGGCAGTTCGGATGGACGACACCCGTACAGATTTACAACAACACGTTCGTTGCCACGGCCAATCAAGCGGCCGGAGCGGTGTTCTGCACCAACGCCTTTGAGACGACGGCCGGAAGCCACGTCATCAGTGGCTGGAATAACCTCTACGCGGATGAAGGGTTTACCCCGGCCTCGACGTACAGCTATACGACGTTCAACCTCGATTTCTCGACCAAGTGGGATTACAACATCTATGGCGGCCACAACCTCTACGGCACCGTCCCTTCAGGCACGCAGAGTTCCAGCGGGTTCGTGGGCTACTCATCGCTGGCTGCCTGGCAGAGCGCCACTGGTGTGGATGCCCATTCCACCAGCACCACCACCAATCCCTTCACCAACAACGGGGCGTTTCAGCTTCAGTATCAGGTCCAATCAGGCTCGACCGCCTATCAGACGGGACGCGTGGGCGGGGTCTCAACGGGGGCTGCCTGCAACGTCGGAGCGTGGGACGGAACCGTCACTGAAATCGGCTGCAGCTTTGTGACCTGACATGGCATACGCATACGTCAAAGACGGCGCCAACGCCTCTAACGGTAACACCATCACGTTCTCGCCCACGAACAGTGGGGACTTGCTGGTGGTATGCATCAGCACGTCAGCCGGTGGTGGCAGCCCGACAGTCACATTCACGGACAACCTCAGTGACACATGGTCTACCGCTCAGGCGACAGTGAATGACGGAAACGGGGCGTATCACAGCATCTTTTACTTGCTGAACTGCCCGGCCGGTATCACGACGCTTACCGCGACGTTCAATGGTGGCACTCCCGGCACCTGCAACATGGTGGTTGCGGAGTACTCCGGGCTTGCTTCCTATATCGGCGTTGCCACGAAGAACACGCAGGCATCACCGGGGACCGGCACGAATGCAATTACGTCGAACAACGTCAATGTCTCGACACAGCCGGCGCTACTCCTCGGGTATACCTACGATATCAATCAAAACAATGTGTCGGCTGCCGGGACTTCCCCGCTCGCCTTCACCTTACGTTACGGGGCCTCCCAGAACACGGGCCAGGCTTTTGAGGATGCCCGCGTCACTGCCACAGGCAACGCGCTTGCCAATTTCACGACGATCCATGGCACCGATACGTTCACCACTTTCGCGGTGGCGTTTGCTGAATACGTAGCGCCCTCAATCGCGGTCGTCCAGTCAGTCAACGGTCAGACGGTCAGCAATGCCACAGATATTGTCGTCACCATCAACGGCGTGACGGCAGGTAACACCATCGTCTGCATTGCCTCTTACTTCAATACGTCCGCCGGCGGGGGTCATCCGGTGCCGACGTGCGTAGACACGACCTATAGCACAGCACTCACGGCGCTTGAGACGCCGCCCGGCGTGCTCGTGGGGACGGTGAGTAACCTCGGGGCCGGGATCTGGTACCTGCCGGGCGGCACCGTCGTGGCTGGCTCTCACACCGTCAAGGTGTCCTTTGCCTCTGCAGGGTTCAACTTCACAACTGGCTCGGTCACGCTCGTTGAGATTTCAGGGCTCGCATCAGCAAGTCCCGCAGACCCGACGCAGCCAGCTTCTGCCGTGTGGTCATCGGGGTCCGTCCTAACGGCGAGTTCCGGCCAGTCGCTGGCAGCGCCACCGGCCATAGCGCTGGCCGCCATCGCACAGCACACGACGGTAGGCGTTACCAATGCAGGATTTGCCTGCACCGGATTTACCGACGTCAACAACATCTCGAACACCGCGACTGCCAATTTTGGTGCGGAACAGTGTTATGAGATCTACGCCGGTAGCGCCACACCGTCTGCAGCCTTTGGCTGGACGGACGCGAACACCAATGGCGCTCAGGCTGTGATTGGCGTGTTGAGCCAAACCGCTGGCATCGTAACTCTCCCGCTTCTTGGCACCATCCTCATGTGAACTATGGGCAGTAAACGCGACCACGAAGGGTATTTCATGACGGATCACCGGCACGCAGGGGCCGGTGTATCTGATGAGCTTGTCCACAAGGCGGGTCTTCCGACGGGGGCTGGGAGAGGGCTTTTTGAGACATCGACGTTCACCTGTTATCACTGTCAGCGCGTAGTAATCAACGATCCCAAACGCACGCGTCCGCGATCCTGGTGCAAGAAGTGTGACCATCACATCTGCGATGGGTGTGGGGCCGATTATTTCCTGACAGGTATTTGCAGGCCCTTCAAGAAGGTGGTGGAGGAAGCTCAGGAAGCAGCGCTGAAGGGGCTGCCGTTCATCTCTCCGTTCTGATATGGCAGTGATTCATACCCCCGTATTCAGGCGCAGGCAGTGGCAGGACACCTCTGCCCCACCGAACCTGTTGCTGTTTCACTTAGGTCCCGGACTCACTGCGCCGCCTCTTCAGTACGATCTTGACGTCTCCAACCAGGTCTATCATCGCGAGTCCCTCAAGGGCCAGACGATGGACCTGCTGCCGAACCTTCTGGTTCGCCATCCGGGGCCTTCGCTCAACACGGTCCTGAATCTCGACGCGAACAGCGAGACCTATCACCGCGAGACGATGAAGGGTCAGCTGCCGGACGCGCCGAACCTGCTCACCTCGGTCTTTGGCCTGCACATCGTCCCCGGGCAGCCCGGGTCCATTGTCATGATGCCGGCCATTCATACGCGGCGTCAGATTCAGGACACGTCTCCGCTTCCGAATCTCGTCGCGAACTTGAGTCAGATTGGTGCGAAGCCCTTCATCCCGACACTCTTTGATGACCAGCTGAAGCATCGAGATTCGCTCTCCGGGCAATATGGCCGCTCGACGATCTATCTGCCGCAACCTGAACCCCTGGTGCAGGGGGAACAGTACACCCCGGTCTTTAAACGCCAACCGGCACAGGACCCGTTCGTCTTCCCGAATGCACTCATCCTGGGGATCGCTGCAGCGCAAGCGCCATTCGTTCAGCGTCAGAGCGAGGATTACAGCTACAAGCGCCAGCAGGCACAGGCGACGTATGACTTCCCGAACGTCGTTGCGTTGAACCTAAAGCCCACGTCTCCCTTCGTTCAGTCGACGTTCCCGGATCTGCAGTTCAAGCGTCAGCCGCCACAAGCGCCATACGACTTCCCAAACGTCATCATCACGCAGATCACGCCGAATCAGGCGCCTAAACCCTTTGTCTTTCAGCAGTACGAATCTCTCCAGTGGCGTGGGGCGAAGACTCAGGAGCACTTCGATTTCCCGAATGTGGCGGCGATTTTCTTACCGCCTCCGACGCCGCCCAATACCGGTTTCCGCTGCGTAGCGGTGCAGCCCGGCACTTACGGTGGGATCTATCACCAGATCGGGGATGTGTTCGATATCGCCTTCGCATCCGACTACAGCGCTTACAACGTGAACTACGGGCCTCACTCAGCCACGCAGCAGTTTGGCTGGATGATGCAGGTTCCCTCAACGACCCCGCTCTTCACCCTTGCCACCGCGCAACCGACGCCCTTGTTGCCGATCTCAGACCCCATCCCACCCGTCCGTTTTGTCTTCTAGGAGAACTCTCATGAGCGACTACAAGTCCGGTAAAGGGTATCGCGAGACGCTACGCGCACGTCCTCGACAGACCTCAACCCCCGATGCGCGCGAAGTTGACCCCGTCCTCGGGGGATTCCCGGTGCATCACCGTGGCGGTATCGCGCACCACCACAAGGAAACCGTAGGCCATCTGCCCGGGGGTGGCTATGCGGATGCTACTCACCCGAATGCGGATGCGAAGCGTCACGGCAATTCCGGCACCCGGGAAGAGCAGACGCCGCACGCCGTGCTGGATCGCGTGAAGATGAAGCCAGAGAGCTAAAGCCATGCTCGACACACGGATGGGTTACATGACGCCGGATGAGGGGCTCGTACAGCCTTCATCCGCCTTGCGTCAGAGAAATCGCAAGCGCGGCGGGATACCGGAAGCTCTCAAAGTGAGACTCGAGCGCCGCAAGTCGATGCTGAATATTGATCGGATGACCTGGTATCCAAATTGGCGTGATTTAAGTGAGAATTTTCGGCCATACCGCGGTCGCTTCATGGTGAATGATGCGTGGGACACAAATCGCGGCTGGCGGCGTAACTGGGCCATTGTCGACTCAACCCCACTATCGGCCATCAATACCTGTCAGGCGGGACTGATGTCCGGGACCGCATCGGAAGCACGCCCGTGGTTCGCGTACGAACTCACGGACGACGCTCTCATGGAAGCCAAGGGGGTCAAGGAATGGTTGTCAGCTACGACAAAGATCGTTCGCGATCTTCTCTCACGCTCGAACTTCTATAACGCGCTGTCGGAGTGCTTCGGCGAATACCCGGTGTTTGGGATCATGGCGTTGGGACGCGAGTGGCCGCTGCCTAAGAATGGGGAGGATGACATCCCGCACTTCCAACCCTTCACGATCGGCAGCTATTACATCGGCAACGACCGTCATCGCAGGGTTAATACGTGGTTTCGCGACTATCGCTGGACGGTTCAGCAGGTCGTGGAGAAGTTCTCCGTCAAGCAGGCTGATGGGACTTTTGACCCGCGCAAGGAAGAGACGTGGGTGAATATCTCCCGTTACGTGCGCGGACAGTGGGAGCAGAACCAGCGCGATAGCTGGGTGTCACTCGTTCACGCGGTGGAGGAAAACCCCGAGTACAAGCCCGGCGCCTTGGGCCCTCGCGGGATGCGCTTCAGATCCGTCACCTACGAGCGCGGTGGTGAACCCGATAAGGTTTTGAAAAACAGCGCCCAGAAGACTGAAGGGCAGGCGGAGGATGAAAAGAAGCTGCTGCGCGTGGGTGGATTCAGGGACTTCCCGGTCTTCTGTGCGCGCTGGTACACGAATTCCGAAGACGCCTGGGGCCGCGGTCCTGCCATGGATTGTCTCGGCGACGCCCGCGCGCTTCAGCTTCAGCAGAAGCGCAAAGCGCAGGCCATCGATAAGCATGTCGACCCCCCGATGGTGGCCCATCCCTCGTTGCGCAATCAACGCACGAGCCAGCTGCCCGGGGATGTGACGTTTGCGGCTCCCGACGGGAATAAAATCGGCTTTGAGCCCGCCTACCTCATCAAGCCAGAAACGCAGGACTTACTCGCCGATATCAAGGAAACCCAGGGACGCATCAATGGCATCTGCCACGCCGATATATTCGCTCTCTTCATTCAGGCAGAGCGGGATTCTCCCGGTGGGCAGAAGGAGACCGCGGCGGAAGTCAACGCCAAGCAGCAAGAGAAGCTGCTGATGCTAGGCCCGGTATTGGGGCAGATGAACTTTGATCTGTTCAACCCGCTGCACGACTGGCTCTTTGCTGAGTGTCTTCGGCATGGGAAGTTTCCGCCCCCGCCGCCGGCTTTGAAGGGCGCGTCCATTCGTGTGAAGTACATCTCAATTCTCGCGCAAGCCATCAATGCAGTAACCGCCCAGTCGATTCAGCAGCTGACCCAATACGTGCTGCAGGTCGCGCAGGCCGAGCAGATGGCCAATAACCCCGCGCTGGATAAGTGGGATGCGGACATGTCGATTGAGAAGTATGCGGCAGCGGTGGGGGCGCCTCCGGAATGCGTGCGCGATGATGCGACGGTCAAACAGATCCGCTCCCAGCGTGCGCAGGTGCAGGCGAAACAAGCTCAGCTCGAGCAGCAGGCACAGGCCGCCCAGACGATGCAGGCGCACGCAGGAGCGCTCAAGAGCGCAGCCGATGCCGGCGCCTCAGGGGGCCTTGGGGACATCGCTAAAGCTATTGGGGCCGGGCAGGGCGCATGACGGAGGAAGAAGCCGCAGGTCCTGCCACATCGGCCGAGAGTCTCTTTGAACCGGGGAAGAAACCTGATCCGACGGATAAGTTTCTCGACAGACCGCAGAAGTCCAATGACCCGAAAGCGCTCAAGGAAAAGGCGCTCTCGGACAAGCAGAAGGACCTGCAGGCCGAAAATGATCTCAGGGCGATTCTGGCAACCGATGAAGGCGTGCGGTTCGTGGCGC